TACGTATATCTTTTTCATCATCTACGTCTTCGTCCCATGTAAAATCCTCTAAAAGAATACTTACATCTTCAGAATCTAGATGAGGTTTGCTTTGGCGGTAATATTCCCGCAAAAGTGTATTGTTATCTACATTAGAATAATCTGCGTTTAATCTTACATAATCTTCTAACGTTCCGCCAGTTTCACTCATAAAGTCTACAACCTTTTGAATGTTTTCTGGTAATGGTTCTGTAGTATCTTGTGATTGCTGCACAGCATCCTCAACTTGCTCTTGCAAGGTTTCAGTTTGCTCTTGAACCTCTTCTTCTGTTACTTCTTGTATTACAGGCGTATCTTCTACCGTTTCTTCGGGCTGCCGTACTTCTTCAACCACTTCTTCGCTACTTTGCGAGTCTCCGGATTCTTCGACAGGAGCATTGCTCTCATCTGTTGTATTGACTTGAACGGCATCTTTTTGTTCTTTTTTTTCGGTAAGATCTACCTTAATGGTATCACCTGTTTCTTTTGTTTCTTCCGCTTTTTTTGACAAATCTACTTTAATAGTTTTAGGTGTCTCAGAAAGCTTTTTCATTTTTCGAGGTTTAACTTTAAATTCTCCCTCTTGCTTGACTGTTTCCGCCATGATAAAATATTATAAAATTAATAAAAATTACTTAGGGTCGAACTGACCTAAGTCAAAACCACCTAATACATCAAACCCAGCGGATTCAAAGTTTTTTGGTAGTGTATCGTTTTTACGCTGATCAATTAATTCTGATTGTTGCGTTGCTTGTATTTTAGTACGCTCGTCTTTTCTATCTTCTTTGTAAGCGTCTTTTTGTTTTAAAGCTTCAGCTTGTGCTTCTGCTAATTGTTTATTAAATTGGAATTCAAGTTCCATTAAGCGCATTTTAATTTCAGCTTCTCGCTCAAGTTTTTGTATTTCAAATTGTGACTTACCTTGCTCTAATTGTAATTTACTTTCAGTAAGCGCTTGTTGTTTCTGCACTTCTGCAAGAGCTGCTGCTTCAGAGGCTTGCGCATTTGCTTGCCCTTGTGCTTGTATATTCTGCTGTTGAGCTGCTTGATCTGTTTCTTGTTTCTTTTGCCTTTTAATACGTAAATATTTATTTGCTAAATCAATATTATTTATATTTCGTATTTCAATAGCATCATCTAAATAAATAGATCCAGATTGCAAAGCTGCTTGTATATTACTTTCCAATGCTTGCTTTTCTTCTACATCAGGTTCGAGCTGCAAGTAAATACCAAAATCATGCAAATGCAAGTTAGATATTTCTTTTAATGTTTCTACATTAAAATCGTTTATACTTTGCTCTAAGCTTTCTTCTGTTAATGCAAACTCAAATATATCTTTTGCTTTTAATGCAATATTTTCACACAATCTGAGCGTAATATATGAAGCTGATTGTAATATATGTCTTGTAGCTGTGTTGCTATTTGCTGCTGCAAGTTTTTGTAAACCAACTAATGCGTTTTTATCCGGTGTGCTACCATCTCTTGCTTCATTTAATCCCGTCACGTCTCTTATCATCTGAAGATAATACTGATAAGTGCTAATAAGCGAAGCAATCTTTCCTTGCCCAGAAGAAGTTTGTAATTCTTGAATAGGCACTTTACCAGGATTCATATCGCCATCTTGTGTAAACGATCGACCTACAATGCTACCAGTTTGGAAGTACATATTTAATGCCTCAGCTGGATTATAGTTTGTTCCATTACCTAAGTCTACTTCAGCTAAACCGTCAACATCAACGTAAACACCGTCTGGTACCATACGAGACATTACTTGTTGTAATTTTAAATGAGTAAGCTGAATCATATCTGCAAATCCCGTTATACGGCTTACTAATGATTCAATTCTTCCTTTATACATTCTAGGCGCAACTAAAGTATAATTCATTTCAACTTTAGGCGAGTCTGCATACGGCCGTGTCATATTTTCAGCCATCTTCCACGAAAGCATTTTTTCATGACCTAATATTTTGGCTCCTGTGTATAATACTTCAATTACTCTTTCAACTCTTTCAAAGTTATCGTTTGTCGGTGGATTAAAAGTATCAGGCTTTTCTAAAGCTTTTTGTAAACCTTGTTCGGTTTCTTTAATTTTAAATACTTGTTTTTCAAAAGTTTTGTATTCAAAAAACATAACACTAATTGTGTTATTATCATTTTGTCCGTAATAATTTCTTATATAGTCATTATTACCCGGATACTTTTGTATCTCGGCTAAATCTTCCGGCGTAAGGTATGGAAAAAGCTTTGCAATTTCACTTAATGAAATTTGCTTTACTTCGCCTATGTAATATAAATCATCGAAATTAGGATCCTCAGTATAAGAGTATACAAGGTTTGCAGGGTCTACATATTTAACACGTAAACCGTTTGATTTATTATATTCTGTTTTAGCAGCGCCAATACCACATACAACTAAATCATAAATAAATCTTTTTCTAACTTCATCATATTTATTTTTGTCTAAAGAATTATTAATAAGTTCTTCTAAAGCTATTTCAACAGCTTCTTTATAATTGAGCTGCATATATACTTCAAACTCATCTTGATCTTTAGGTAGGTTTTCTGGATCTGGTACTGAAAAAAAGTTAATGCCTGTTTCTTGTGTTAGTTGCGTTAATGACTGACGATTAAACATATCAGACATAACTGTTTCAGCATATCTTGTTTTCTTTTGTTTTGCTATAGGATCTTGCGCGTATGCTTTTATTTCATAATTACGTTGCGACATACCATTTACAACAATGTCTACAAACTTAGGTATTACAGGAACAGGCTTCCAGTCTAAATTTAAATAAGATAAATCCCCATTAATAGATAATTCATCTTTATATTTTTGAACTGATTGTTCTCCACGAGCATACAATCTTCTTCTATGATATTCTTGAAAATTAGCGGTAAATCGATCGCCGCCACGGTTATTTCTAAACCACTCGCCTTCAATAGCTCTCGCTACTTGCAGACCATAATCTAATGACTGCTTTTCCTCATTAGGTACCACCTGATCGGGAAACGAGCTTTTGTAATTAGTATTAACCATTTATTGTATTATTTTTGAACTATATCCTTTGTTGTTATATTTTTTAAACCCTAGCGGTACAGATTTTACAACTCTTTCCGCAGATGGTCTATATCTGTTTTTATTGCAAGCCATAATAGCTAAACCAGAACTAATTGTTGCATCAAACTTTGTTCTGTTGTTTATATTAAATCCAGCCCAGTCTTCTAATGTTTTTTGAAAGTATATATCTCCGTATACACCTTCGGTAACTTGACCTACATAATTTTCTATATAACTTTCAATTGCAGCAGCGTGTGCTTGCTTAATATCTTCAGACGAGTTTGGTATACCGCCTATATCTTTTTCTGTAACAGAAAGCTTATTCCAAAGCTTATCTGGTCGGTTCATTGAAAAACCTCTATAACCTCTTCGTTTTAAATAATATAATAATCGAGGTTTGTTATTTTCTGCAAGTAACGGCATTCCGTAAAATACTAATGCCATAAGTACATCTTCAAAAAATATTTCAGCTGTTTGAGGTCGTGCAATATATTCTAAAAAAAACATATTTGGAGGTGCGTCTTCCATGCTAAACTTTGTTAGGCCATGTAAAGATCCTTTAGAACCTCTTTTGTCAACTGTACCTGATATATCATATGAGTCACACCCAAATGCACCAACATGCTCGTTACCTGGGTATTTAACACCATTCTTTACTATTACACGGTTTTGTAGATTTTTAGGCGGCACCCAAGATATCTTAAATCTTCCGTTTTTATTTGGCGCGAATATAACGTTACTATCTTGCTGCCCATTTTCCCATTGAAAGTTACCTTGTGTAACTTGCATGCTATTTTGAACTTCTTCGTTATAATCTATCTGTTCGTAAATCTTAGTTAGATTAAATAAAGATTCTTTTGCCTCATCTCTAAAAGCGTGTTGTTCTGTGCGTGGAAACTGCCGGTAGTATTCATTTAAACCGTCTTGATCGTTTTTAAGACCGTCAACTTCATTTTGCCAATGTTCTATTACCCCTTGGTCGATAAGCTCTCCATACGGGCCCTCAGCTGGTTCTTGTGGTGTATCAAAGACAGGGTTTCCATAAGTATCAATGAATCCTTCGTAATTCCATTCCATAGGTATGAACAAAGAATATAATCCCGAGCTAGTCTGTCCGTTGCGGTTTCGTTTAGTAACGTCTGAATCCTCGTATAGTTTTTTGAAATTTGCTCCACCTTTATCTAATGCGTTTGAGGTCGAGCCCATCATACACTTACCTACGATTCTAGAACCTAATCTAAGCGTTGTTTTTGTAACTCGCCAGTTATTTAAAATGTTATCCGGACGCTCCCATTTACCTGATTCATCGTGGGCAAGTAACTTGAGCTTTTCACCGTCATATGAGTTGTCACCCGTGTTCTTCCAGTCGATCGTTGTGTCGAGCCCTTCGAGCTCCTCCGGCCCTTGGCCCTGATCAAGCTTTCTCCGCGTAAGCTTTGATGCTGGTACCCTGTATGCCAATTCTGTTTTTGGTCGATCCATACCGTCTTCTATGGGTTTGAAAAAGAATGGGTAGTTAACTGATATGGGTACAACGTTATCGCTAAACATTTTTTTAGCGTCGGCTCCTGACTTTGATAATATTCCAAAACGTGAGTCGGAAGATATCGTTGCTTGATTATCGAGTTCCGATGATGCCATGAATGAAAAACCAGACCGTCTATTTTTGAGGTAGCACATACCATAACATCGTTGATCGGGTTTACATGCTTCCCAGAATATAAAGAAAAGTCTATTTGATTCCCTGAAATCTGCGGCACCCACGTCAATTTTAGACCACTGCAGGTACATGTAATGAGAGCCAGTAATATAAGTAGGATTACCTTTGTTAACGAACGAAAAGCCTTCATCACGGCGTTTAAACTCTTCGTCAATATAGTCATAGTATTTTTCTTTAAAGTATTCAGGCATTTGATTCCACTCAAATACACTTTTTATTTTTTCAAGCTCTTTAGGATAATCTATTCGATCCCACGTATTTTTTTTAAATTCATGCGGATCAGATATTTTTGGCAAAGCTATTTTAAGATTTTGTATGTTATACACATCTCCAATCTCACCGGTTTTACTTATCACCACAACATCATTTTCTTTGTCGTAGCCGTATTTCCACTGCTTGTACCTATTCTTTTTATTAAGAACTTTCTTGCTTATATAATCAGGCAGAACTTCAAATAATGTCTGCGTGTAATTCATTTTGATCTACCTTCTGCAAAGCCTTTAAATGATTTAGCTTTAGCTGCTTGATTTTCGCCCTCTAATAATGATCTTTCTTCGTCTATGCGTGTTAGTATTTCAAACGCATCAAAGATCGCTAACTTTTTAGTAGCAGCAGCATTCTTAAGTCTATCCGCTGAAACATCATCTTCGGTATTTGTTATAATCTTTTCCTCGGCAACGCGAATCAACTCATCAACCGCTTTTTGCCCAGCTCGGATTATATTCCTCTTCGTGTCCTTTACGTTCATACTTAATAGCTATATCATTTGATTTCATACAATAAAGACGCTCGTTGTCTATAATAAACTCCCATTCGCTGTTTGGCGTAAAGCCTACTAAGCTTCCTGGGCTAATCTGGAGTGCTTCTAGCACATTATTTCCATACTTTAATATACCAATATGCTTTTGCTCTTTTTCGTTTGAATATGAGCTTGTTTCTTTAATTGGTTTTACAAAGCATCTGTTGTTAACCATTACCCAATCGTTATCTTTTTTATAACCGTACACTTGGTCTAGGTTAACAAAATACATATCATCTTTGAAATATGTACTACCATTTTTTTCTTTACCTTTAATATCATAATATCTTCTAAAGATATTGTGATGTATTAATATGGTATCACCAACATTTATGCCTGTATTAAAAGCCGCTGGAGTCGAAACTACTATAGCTTCCTTGTTTATGTGACGAAAGCTTTCTATACTTGTATTTAGTAGCAGGCTAGTGTCACCTATTTTTTTAGTATTATTGTAGCGTTCGCCGTTTGGTTTAACTATAAATTGGTATAATGATTTCATTAGTACTCAAGATCGTACTCAACTGAAATTGCCATGTTAGAGTTAAATTTCTTCCATGGCAACACCTCTGAGTTTTTCTTAATATAGATATTGTACGAAGCGTCCCCGTCTTCAAATAGTATGGCAGATATTTCATGCCCACCATATACTTGCTGACCTACCGAATAATGCATTGCGTCATTCTTGTAGTCTGACCCAATACTAATCTTCCTTATCAGATTCATCTTGTTCAATTTTAGAATATTCGCCTGTTTCTAAATTAATGTTAACAGAGCCATATTCTTTTTCAAGTTCAACTTTGAACTCTTCAATCTCTTTATTTACACCAGCAATTTCGTGCAATAGTGCATGCTTTTGAGATTCCGCAATACCAATCTTGTTTAGTAATGAATTTAATGCAGTTTGTTGCTTATGCAATTTTTCTAACTGCTCATCTGTAATTTTTGACATTTGATTTAATTTAATTATTATTGTTGGCTTTCTTTGATTTTTCCCACGTGCGCCCAACAAAATACGCACCGTATACTGTTATTAATAATGATTGAAAAATTGGAATATATTCTTCTGCAACTTCAAAGCCGCCTACATTGCCATCAGCAAACGCTAGGATGGTAAATATAGATGTAAGATACACCAGCACAAGTGGCCGAATGTTTTTAGATAAAAATGAATCTGATTGCATATCCATTTTCCATCTTTCAGTCACCTGTGTCTGCGCGTCTTGATCTGCTTTTTCCAATAACTCTTGAATCTTTTGTTTAGCAGCTAATCTTTCTTCGTCTGTAGTTGTAAGTTTATCGATTACATTACCTACGTCTTTAATTAAACCGCCTGATAAAAGACTTAAAAGTTTTTTCATTTAAGACTTTTTTGATTTAAAGTATTCTTGAGCTTTAGTTTTAGGAGCCATATATCTTTTAAATCTATCTTCCATTTCTTTAACTTCTTGCTGTGAGAAAGATCTACCAATCAAGCCTGAAGCTCCTTTTTTGCCTAATACTTTTGCATTTTTAATTACATCACCCTGCTCGTCAAAATCTTTTGTAATAAATGGATTGGTAGGAAAAGGGTCTGTATCTCCTGAAACCGATGTAAATTGGTATCTATACCCGGGCTTCAGTTTAATTCTATCACCCACTGAACCTATTTCTCTTCGTTCTTGAGAATATTGTCTACCTGGAATATAATCAGCAGTACCTGGCGTGCCTTGATCTATACCAAGATCACGCGTATACATTTTTTCAGGTGTAAGGTCTTGAGTACCTTCAGCCATAAATTCAGGTTTTAAAAAACCTTCAGCATCGTACATGTCGCTAGTACCTTTGAGCCTATATGTTATTTTTTTACCAGTTTTAGGATCAATATCATGATTGTCATTTAGTGGTGACATTTTATTTGGTGAATCACCATGACTCATTTTATATGGAGACATTTGGCTAACACCACGGTTGTCAATTGGGTTTTCTGCTTTTGGACCTTCTAAGTTTTCTTTTTCTTGTTTGTCTGTCTCCTTATGGAGCATTGACATGTGATTACCAGAACCGTCCATCATAAGTCCGACAGGTTTT